CCCCCCCCAACCCTCAGAAATCAAAAAATAGGAACGGCAAACGATCAGCGAACCGAAAAAAGAATGCTTATTTTTTCGTTTAAATTGTTGATTATCAATGATATAAACCAATATTTTAATATACATTTATATTTGATTGGTTTTATTATATATAATCGTTGAATTTTTATTGTAAAATATTTGTTTGAAAATAAAACATGTATTATATTTGCAATGTGAGATAACAATATTAACAAACAAGGCGTGCTAGATGCCTATACAAGTCCCTAGGGCAAGGGTAAATCTAATGACAAGTAAAGATCTTAACAAAGTACAAAGTGAGGTAAAAAAAGCAAGTGAGAAAACGTTAACAGGTGCGGTTAAGGCGTGGTGCCAACTATTTAAATCTGGTAAAGAAGTGAATGAAATACTAAAGGAAAATGATATTAAGGTAGATAAGGATATCGTACCCGCCTTGGTATCATTAGCTAAAGAAAAAGAAGTTGTAATACAACTTTGTAAGGATATACTCCCACGCATTAATAATACCTTTTGTGCATACAAGGAAATAGAAAGGGAATATCTTGATAAATTAGATCAAGATAAAAACGTTAAAATGACCGTTGACAAAATAGAAAGTATTGCAATATTAGGCACCACTCATAAAAGATTTGGATATAATGAGCCTGTGGAATATGATGGGGGTGTATATTATGACGTGTTTAACGGATCAGACAAACGCATTATAAAGTGCGCTGTACCTATCAAACGATATACATACAATCTCATTGCTAAATGTATTACATACTATTTAACGCACCCTAAAAATGAAAGATAGTAGTAAGACACTCCTATAAATGGGGTGTCGTGGTGGCAAACCTGTACGTTCACGCCGTGCCACTGTTTAGACTAAACAGGTTAGATATTTAACATATTGATATAAGCATACACAAGCGGGTAGGGGTATAGCCGTTGGCGTTCGATAACTTGTGTAGATAGGCCGCCGCTTAACAATGTGGTTTAGGTCCGTTTTCAGTCGCAAGACGGACCGTTATTCTTTGGGCTTGTATCAAGACGGGTTAATACGTCCGGTTTCCGGATAGGCCGTGTAAAATAACGGGGTATATTGGTGTATATACGCATGTATATGGCGTATGTCTATGCGTTGTGAAAGTAACACGCATGGAGTGTATTACGGGGTTATTTCCGTGCTAATGTATCAATACGACGTATGTTAGGGTGGCTTAAATACCTAATATGCGTACGGATAGCAAATAACAACCCTTACAAGGGTATTTCGTGCGGTTAAATTTACGGACAAAATGCGCCTTGTCGGTACGTATCACGGGCAACGTATGTACGTATTTGGCTTCGTTCGTTCGGGGCAAAGGGACAATCCAACGGAGACGGGCGGGCGTGGTGTGCTCTGCTGTCCGTATCGATAACGGCGGCTTTGTGCCTTCATAGCCGTGCCGTATTCTTATTGGTGTAATTAAATGAATATATTATGTACAAAAAGAAATTCGATAATTTGAATAGGAAACTATCTATTCAAAAAGAAAAGGCTTTAGAATCTGCTAGAAAGTCTCAAATAGAGTTTTATATTGAGCTTACCAAAGATCTATACAAGTCTAATAAATTAGATTGTAGTAGAGATTCTGATAAATGTAGGCGGAAACGTGTTAGCTACATGGCAAACAAATTGCGACAATAGGTCTTTTGTTTTTATTTGATTTTAAAGTTTTCCCTTCCGTACTATAGTGATATATGACGGAAGGGCTTTTTTGTGCCTATATTTTACAAAATGATAGTATATGTATATATTTGCTTACACATAAAAGTGTCGAGGCGGCAAATTTTAAGCCTTAATTATAAATGTGTAAGTAAAATACTTTATTATGTGTCATTTTGTATATATCTATATCCATACATGCGGGTGAATTGCGCCCTTATGTATGTATTTGTACTTGAATCGATCTTGGAAGGTATATAATAGGCGGTACTTATTGTATATTTTTTATCTATATCTTGGCTTATCTTTCCTTAGAGGTAGCTCTAGGGATTGATATATATTATTTTATTGATACTCAATTAATTATGTTATTTGTGTTCAATTTTAAAATCGTGGTTACTTATTGTATATTTTTATGGGTATATTTATATATTTTGTACTTACCTTGTTTTGTGGGTATATGGCGTTTGAGTTAGGGCGGTATGTTATAGCTACGGGCGACGCTCTGCCTATAATCATAGTTTCTTTATTGGCTTTATTATCAATACATTGTATTAGGCAAGTATATAAGGCAATCAAGAACAAAGATCTCGATATCCTAGACTGAATCAGCGTTCCACGTGGAACAAAGTAGCTGAAGGTCTTGGGATTTCGTGGTATTTTCGAGGGAGGTTTCGGTTGTGCGGGATGGGACACCTCCAAACAGGGGAAAACACCTCCAAACAAGGGGGGGGACACCAAACAAGGGGGGGGACACCAAACAAGTGGAAAATATTTTAAACAAGAAAACCCCCAGCAAGCAAGAAACCGCCTTTCAAGCAAGGGGTATCTTCCAATCAAATGTAAAAGTTTGCAAGTGGTAGGAGTTTCCAGTCAAGGCAAGGCGGTTGTGAGCGATAGTGGGTATGGTGTTATTGGTGGGTAGATATTGTTTATTGGTATGGGGTATGCGGAGGAAACCAAGGGGAAACGGAGGCGGCGAAGGCGTGGGGTAGGTCCCGCTGGTCGTCCGTCCCTGTTCCCCTCTGGCGTTAGTGTAATATTAAAAATCTGATAGTGATATGACGAAAGAAGAAGCAAGGAACGTATTTGGCAGTAGTATAGTAAATGAGTTGCTGTCGCTGGGGGCTGAGCCTACCAACGTGGTAAGGCAAGACGGGTTGATAGAATGGAAAAGTGATGGATATATAGAGGTAGGAGGCGTACAGGTATGGGCCTACTATTACTTTGAGGATGGCGAGGACGTTGATGGATGTGATTGGGCGGATCATATGGAGATAGAGATAGAGGAATGTTGGATTTAAAATCGGTTGATATGAGATTCATGTATTTAATGGAGCTTAGCGGAAAGGATATATACGTAGGCGACAAGAAGTGCAAAAGAGTAAAAATATATGTAGGCAGGCCGTTGAGGGATACGCCTAAAACCTATAAACGAATAGGCGGATTTGTAGCAAAAGAACTATCCAACGCTTATAACAGCGGTTGTGTTTCCATCTATGAAGCAAAGGATAAAACGCTCAGATATTCGGTTTATCGAGACGGTTGTTTTTATCCTTATTATGGGAAATTAGAGGTGGCAGAATAATACCATGGGGAACGGGCGGCGGTGTCACGGCGTGGTAGGCTGCGGGTGTCGGCTGCCGTTCTTTCCTTTGGCGTGGTAATATAAAATACTAATAACATGGACGAGATTGTAAAATTACAAGATGAGATACTGTCTTACCTTCGTAATAATATTACAAAGGATGAGGCGTATTATATCCTTACGACTGATAAGGAAATGATAGAGATTCTTATATCAGATAAGAAGGACGGAAGCAAACGTATCAAGATCCTTGATATGGAATATACTATCGAGAAGGATGATATGTTATTGTTATTCGATACAGATGGGATAATAGACGAATGTCTTTTAACATCCAGCCACATAGGGATAAACATGTATTTCCGTCGGCAAGATATTCGGGATATACTATCCAAGAAATTGGAGGTCATGGAATACCGGTATATAAAGATCCAGGTCGATAATATACCGGTAGTAGAGAAACATCGTGTTATTCTGGATCTAACCGGGCATAGGGTGGATCGTGATGACCGTGATAAGATAGATTTTATGTTTATTTATTATATGGCAAGATTATGCGAGTAAGAAGGACGGTAAAAGAGAAAGATGTTATAAAGATATGGGTATTTGGATATGATAGGAAGCTTATTAAATCGGCAACGGATTCTGGGTTTAGAAGCATGTCGGCGGTATTATATTACGCCAATTGTATGGCAGGAGATAAGCCTGTAGATCATATTAGGATCTCGAATGAGAATCGCAGCTGGTGTGGATCGTATACTATATATGGTAGGTAGATAGATTAGTTTGATAGTGAACAGCAAAGGAGGTGCGTATGAATAATATTATAACAAACGCCAATGGCGTGAAGGTAAAAGTAAGGGTGTATGATATTGGCGATGGAGAGGTAGATAGATACACGATAATATGTGTAAGTAATAAGGGTAAAGATAGTAATGGGTTGGTATATTATCCTGTGTTTGCGTGCAGCGAAAATCCATTTCATCCACAAGGAATAGGAATATATGTTGGTGATTATTATCCATATAGGAGACATTCATACAATTTAGGGAAAAGGGTTAAAGATATAATGATCTTACCAGAGAAAGTGATAGAGTACATAAAATGGATAACAAGATAAAATCATGGAAGGAATAACTTACAATAATTATGATTTGGTTGCTTTTGAGCAAAACGGCGAGATAGTGGTGGCTGTGACGTTTTACAGATATTATAGAAAGAAAGCGCATAGCGAGGTAAATTACAGGTGGAAAACCAGATGTCCGGAATTGGTGGATAAGATTGTAAGACACCGTACCAAGGTGTTTACCGGCCAGCTTATTCAATTAGCGAAGGCGTATGGGGAGAAAAGGGTCATTAAATATCAAAAACAGGAGGAAGAGGTATGTCGAAATACGACAGGGACGCTATAGAAATATATATACTAGATCATATAGATACTGATAATTACAAAAAGCAGTTTAGATATGATAGGGAGTATCTGGCTTTTATGCTTAACGTGTTTAAGGATGAGTATAAAGAACATATCAAAAGGGATGGGATTAAGAAAGCTTTCGAGGACTACATAATGAGCGTTCCGTCTATATTCAGGATTCATATAGCGGATTGCGATATCAGGTATTTATTACGTTCATGGGAAGTGGAGTTCGATGATGATGATGATGAGATATACATCTTGTATAAAAAGATCATAAGGGAGGTCTTCTTCAAGATGTGTAATGATATGAACATTAGATTTTAGTTTGTTAATATTGTGACCATGACCTTGGCGGGGTGGAAGGATATATCATAATCGTACGTGTGCGGATATGATCCGGGGTCAGTTCCCGGCACCTTGGCATAACTTAAATGTAAGTAGTATGGAAGATAATATTTTAAAAAGAGCGGCAGCGGAATTAAAAGAAGCCGGTTGCAGGGTTTTCGCATGGCAGGATGATACTTATAATAGAGGTTGGAGTAAGGGTGATTATATAATGTTGTATTACGCCTTCCCTGATTCACCCAACATCGGGTATCTGAGTCATGGAGAATATGGAATGAGTGTAGCATATAGTAGAGCCTATATACCGAGCCGTGGAAGTGGATCGGGATGTGGTATCAAGGAGGAAGCTACGTTCGACCTTGCGACGGCACTGGACGTGCTAAACGAGCCATTACCTAGGTGGTGCAAGTCTTATGGGGTTTATCCAGAACAATATAAGGATATTGATAGATGGTACAATAGCGATAATTATAACAAAAAAATATTTAAGGAAATTTGATATGGAAGTAAAAGATTGGGAAAATCTGGTTTTGAATACAGAAGTAGGATCACATTGTTTTGTTACGCTGATTGATGATAAGGACATCAGTAGAGGTTATGCGCAAATCAGACGTGCGGAGCATTTCGGGTATAACATCTGTTTTACAAGGTTATACGGGAATAAGTTCTATTTCGAAAAGATAGAGGAAGGACGTACGCAACAATATATCAATAGGAGGAAATAAAATGGTAATAGAGTTTGATTTCGAGATATACAAAAACGGAGATTACGATAAGGTATATCTACGTAACGGAAAAGAGGCAAGAGTATTATGTGATAATGGGAAGGGTAATAGTCCTATGGTCGTGATGATTGAGGATGATAAAGCGGATGATTATATTATTCTTCGTTATAACGAAACTGGCAGGAGGAATATCAATGGTCAATCGGGTCTCGATCTTATGTTATCGGTAAAAGAACGGGAACCAGAATTATGGGTTGTTGTCATATCTTATATGGATAATAAGGATAAGAGACAAAAGATGGTCTTACCTAATTTTTTCTCAAGGGGTATAAGAGGATATATATATCTTCAAGGAAGCTCTAAATCGAATGTATCATATTATGTTGGCAGGTTAGAAAAAGATGGGTGCTTCGATGAGCTATGCGAGAAGATAAGGGTAAAGAGAGATCGCATTTATAACATGGAAATAATATCACTATCAGATGACGAGACGGCAGTTTAACCAGTTGATAAATGATCTGGACGATAAAAACCCGTTTATCGTGTTGCATAGGGATGCCGTTGCGCCTAAATACGTAGGCGTGGAGGTCTCGAAAGAAGGCGTGGTATACAACTACTCGATTATAAGCATAAATGACGAATATAAGCCTAAAAAGGCTCTTATTTCGAAGATATTGGGTATAGCTGATAATCTTAATGGCGATAGCGGCTTGAAAAGGGGATGATTGAGTGTATTTATGACCATAATAATAAAAGTCGTGTACTGATACGAATGATATTGGACGGAGGATAAATATGGCAGTATGGTAATAGACAGGTTTATGTCTTAATATCATAATATTCTGCTATTATATCCTCTTTTTGGGTAAGGAGTATAATAAATAATATAAATATCTTGGATATGGGGGGAATTAACATAGGTGATAAGATCGTAAGTAATAATTTTGATATGGATAAGATATGACAAGATACTTGCTTATGATGGTTATGGTGATACTGACACCGCCAAAAGGGAGCGGTGGCATGCCCCTCGCCCCGAAGCCGGCCGTGATCGAGGCACGGGTATGGGATAAGCTGGCGGCCGCCCTGTCTTTCGTGGAGTCAAGGAATGACGATCGAGCGTATAACGCCTCATCCGGGGCTTTAGGAAGATGGCAAATGAAAAGGGTATACGTTGATGAGGTTAATAGGATATTACGCCTCAAACGGCAGAAAAAGCGGTATAGATACGATGATCGAACGAATCCTGTCAAGGCTAGGGAAATGTTCGAGATATATCAATCTCATCATAATCCTAAAAAGGATATAGATCGGGCTATAAGATTGCATAGGGGATTATATTCCCCTAAATATATTAAGGAGGTTAAACGTAAATTAAGGAAATAATATGAATCGTGAGGTATTAATAAGTATCATTAATAGAGGTAGAATAAGGTTTATCCCAGTAAGAAGATGTCC